TAATACAATCGTGGTCTCTGGAATAGTGGTAACGAGAAAGATAAGGAAACTGTTCGCAAGCAAAAGCGCAAACTGTCTTATTACTCCAACATCTACGTTGTGAAGGATCCTGCAAATCCTCAAAATGAAGGTAAGGTTTTCCTGTTCAAGTATGGTAAGAAGATCTTTGATAAGATTTTGAATGCTATGCAACCTGAGTTTGATGATGAAGATCCGATCAATCCTTTTGATTTCTGGCAGGGTGCTAACTTCAAGATCAAGATCGTGAAGAAGGATGGTTATTGGAACTACGATAAGTCTGAGTTTGATCGCGTAGCACCTCTACTGGACGATGATGATGCTCTGGAAGCACTTTGGAAGAAAGAGTATTCTCTATCTGCAGTAACTGCTCCTGATCAATTCAAGTCCTATGAAGAACTTGAGCGTCGGATGAATATGGTTCTTGGACTTGGTGGAACAACTACTCCTACACAGTCTCGCGCAGTAGTTGAACAAGAGGATGAGTACGAATCTTACAGTGCTCCCGTAAGTCGTGAGACCAAAGTAATGGAAGAACTGGAACAATCTTATAATCGTTCTAAGTCTCCTTCACTTCCTAACGTTACAACTTCTTCTGACGATGATGAGGACGATGCACTCTCATACTTCCAAAAGTTGGCTGAAGAGTGATTATTCGTAAAGTCTAATATTATCACCACGCTTAAGGTTCTCAGAGACATACTGCTGAGAACCTTTTTTATATGGCATAATATCGTCCATATCATTAAAGATTACATTTAAGTATCTTGGTTTAAGAACATAGATATTTCTTTTTGCTTCTTCAAGATTTAATTCATACTCATAATTTGTTATTGGTTTTATGAAAGAACTTGAAGGAACTAAAGTAGAATATCCAAGACCAGCATCCCAGTATTCATAATAATATGCAGAATCTCCACTTTGGTTTATAAAATTTGAAGTTAAACTAAAGATAACTTGTTCTCTTCTTGATGTTGATAGTACTGGTTTAATAATATTGGGTATCTCTGGAAGTTCATAAGTAAATCCATTGAAGTAAACTTCATTAACTATGTGTTGTCCGTTATACTCTCTTTCTGATACTCCATCTATAGTGACTTGACTTCCTGGAGAAATATTTGGTATTTGATTTTCCATAAACACCGTCACAGTTTTACTTGGAGTTAATTCATCAGCACCTTCTGTTGCAGATATATTAGTAATAGATGAGTTAATTGCTTCAATAAAGTTTCCGTTAGTTTTCCAAGTAGGATTATCTTTACTAATTTGGATACCACCTTTAAGAACTGTAATACCTAAAGAATTCTTAATCTCTTCAGTTTCATAATGATGAACACCATTGTATAGATTATCATAAGAACCATAACGATCTAACATTACTTGATCAAAAGTTCTCTGAGTCATTGGCCATTCTGATTGAATATTCAGAATATTATTTGAAAGAAGAACTACCCAATCTAAAGTCTCATCATTATAAAACTTATAAGCAACATTATCAGGTCTTTCATCACCAATAATTGAATACTTTTCAAAGAATTGGAGATTAGCAAAAATATCTTCTCTTAATTTTCCACGCTTGAAAAGATTTTTGACTGGAATATATTCAGAGATATATTTGTCTCCTGGATTTCTGGAGACGTATTCAAAGTTAGGAACTTGTCTGAAGTATGGTTTAGTCATTTTAGTAACCTATTGGATGCGATGCTGCTGGTATTGCTGCATAATCAGTATCATATATTGGAGTAAGTTCTTGGAATTGAAGAGATATTGTATATGCAACCATAGTTCCATCTTCATAGGTTGCATATGTTCCAAGAGGAGTATAATCAACAGAACAGTTTGTAAGAGCACACTCTTTAATTAAATTTAATCCTGGATGTGGAGTTGATGTTCCATATTGATATTCAATCTTAAAAACATTTGGTGCTTTTAAAAATAAACCAGTAGTTTCTTGGCGAGTAGCCATATGATATTTAAAATATTTAATGATTTTTTTTACTTGCTCTGCTTCTGGTTTTTCTCTTGCAGACATTTTAAACTGAAAACTAAAAGGTCTTAGTTGAGGACCTTGGAAAAGAAGTTCAAGGTTTGGATTGAGAACAATATTATCAGTTCTTGCAAGTACATTATTAATACCTGCTGCTTGTCCTGCAAGGTATCTTCCAAATTTTCCTCCTTCCTTTCTAAGTTTTCCTTGAATTTGACCTGCTAGATCACCAACTTTGTTTCCTAATTCTTGACCAGTATCCGATTGCATTAAATTTATTGATGCATTGTATAAGGCAGCATCAATTGCATTTACACTATCAGGACCCCAATCAACACTATTTTGGTCACTAATTCCTGCCTGAATTGCTAAGAACACCGGACCATCTACACTTTCATAATTTCTTTGTCCAAATTTAAAGTTTAGATTTATTTCAGATGATACTTGACTTTGACCAGTTCTTGGTAGTATTTTATATGCTTGAAACTTAATTCTGTCTTGAGTTGATTTTCTATTAAGAGGATAAGTTAGTCCAGAGTCTGGTGCTATTTTAAGTTGTTTACCTGTAGTTACTGTTTCAATTGATGGAACTGTTTCTGTTTTTCCTGTTGGTATTGCTGCTTGCTGATCTGGACCTTGTGGTGTTGGTGAAGTTGGTGTAATACCTTTTGATTGTGCTGTTGTTGATAAAATACCATTCATTTGAGTTTTAACTTGTTCAGTAGTTGTTCCATCCCAACTACCTCGGCCAGCTGCTAGTTCTTGAAGACTATTAAATTGTCGTGGACTTTGTGTTCCGTCTTGAACTCTATAAGTTATTTTACCATCAGTCTGAATTGCATATTCAAGATTTTTGATATTAAAATTAGTTGAAGTACTATTTGGAAAAACTTTAACATAACCCGATGGATTATTTTCGGTTATTGTAGTAAGTGGATTTTTGCCATTTATATTATATGTTGAACTTATAACACCTACTCCCGTTCCAATATTTGGCGAAGATACTTGCCAAGTATAGTTTTGTCCCGCCATCAGAACTCCTCCTTACTTACAAGAGGATTAAGTATCTCAATTATTTGTAGAGTATGAGACATTGATAAGGAGTTTTTATTTATTTAGACGGAATTTTCCATACTGCAATGAAATTAATTCATCTAACTCATTATACTTAACAACGTGAAGTTTTCCTGCAACTTCTTCCCAGGTGTATTGTCTTGATTGTCTCCAATGAAAATTCATACCTTTGAACCCCCATTTCTCTAAGGAAGTACAAGCAATCAATGGATGTTGGTCATACTCAATCTCTGGTGTCTTTGGGTTATAAAGAAAGGTATAAAACTTTCCTGGTTCTGGATACAAGACTTCTTCCTTAAAAATATCCATAATGATTAGCATAATATCTTCAGGATCGGAGACACCTTCTCTTTCAATTCTCCGAAAAAGTTCTTTGGTTCTTACAGTTCCTGTTCCTACGTACTTACCAAAACCTTCCGACATCAGTTAAACAACTCCTCTTCTGTGATGACTTTGAATTCTATCATCCTATCCTTACAAAACTCTTCTGCTGCTTTCCACTTTGCTTGATTAACTGCATAAGTTTTGCATTCATACAAGTATGATTTAGTCACTCTTGATTTTTGTTTTGGTGGAACTGTTTGTTTCTTTGGTTTCACTTCAATTACATAAGTCTTTATTTTTCCAGATTGTTCTTTAACTTTAATTAAGTAATCTGGAAAATAACGATGTGGTCTACCATCCACAGGAGACACATAACCTATACAAAATTCTTCCGATGCCCAAGATATAATGCTTGGATTATGGTCACAGTAATAACAAAATTTGCGTTCCCAACTGCTTCTGCAAATGATGTTGTTCGCATCACCTTGATATTTTTCTGGATAAGATGGTTTGTAGATACTCTTAATGCTTTCCGCCATTTCCAGCATACATAATATAACAGTAAAAGTATTTATAGATGACTGTACGATTATCAGTCGATTCATTTATACCTTCCTCTTATGGAAATGAGAAACCAGGATATTATGGACCTCCAACTCCAGGTACAGAAACTGCACCATTTCCAGCACCAGGAGTTCCACAAGTTCCAACTCAAACCACATCAGGAACAGGAACAAGTCCTGGTAATGGATTTCCGTCTTCAAGTACAACAGGACCATCATCTCCTGCACCAAAAAATTATAGTGCTGGAATTGATTTAAAATCGAGACTACTTCAACCAGCACTTACAACACATTATCAAGTTTGGATTAGTTTAGAAAAATTTCGAAATTTTCCAAGTATATTTGACGGTACTTTATATGATTTTATGGGAAAATTAGATTCAAGACTTCCAGGATCTAGTGAACTTTTATTGATAAGTTGTTCTGAAGCATCATTACCCGGATCATCATTAACCACTCAAGAGTTAAATGATGATTATACTGGAATTACACAGAGACATGCATATAGAAGACTTTATGATGATCGCATAGATTTTACTTTTTATGTAAATCAAACATATGATCAGATTAGATTTTTTGAAAGGTGGATACAATTTATTTCCGGCGAACAAATATCTACAAATGAAGAGAATCATTTTATTAGATTTAAATTTCCACAAACTTACAAAACAACTATTTTTATTGATAAATTTGAAAGAAATGCACAAAGAAATGTAGGAAAAGATAAAGAAACGAATGGACCTCACACTGGAGCAAAATTATCATATGAGTTTATTAATGCATTTCCAATTTCTATAAATTCAATGCCTGTTTCTTATGATAGTTCGCAATTACTCAAATGCACTGTTGCTTTTTCTTATGATAGATATCTTATGAAAAATATAAGTGTTGTAAGCACAGAAACTGAACCATCACAAACGCCAGCTACTGGGGTTCCAAATCTTTCTAGCGCACAAATAATAGGAGAGTCACAAACGCGACCATTTGATCTTGACTATCAACTTGCACCTGTTCCTGGACAATTTACTGTTCCACCCGGTCAGGGAGGAGATGCAGACTTATTTGGTGGAATTGGTGTTAGGAACCCGGTAGTGAGGTAATAAATAGTCACACTGAAACTTTTATAGGATATTATGCCTTTACCTAAAATTTCTACAACAACTTATGAACTTGAGTTGCCTTCAACTGGACAAACAATTAAGTACAGACCTTTTCTTGTAAAAGAAGAAAAACTACTAGTCATTGCATTGGAGTCTGAAGATACAAAACAGATTACTAATGCGATTAAAACTGTTATTAAAAATTGTATTGAGACAAAAGGAATTAAAGTAGAATCACTTCCAACTTTTGATATTGAATTTCTTTTCTTGAATATTCGCGGAAAGTCAGTGGGAGAGGAAATCGAGGTTAATATCATCTGTCCTGACGATGGTGAAACTCAAGTTCCTGTGAAAATTAATGTAGACGATATTAAAGTTCAAAAAAATCCAGACCATAATAAGCAAATTAAACTTGATGATTCAATTATGATGGAAATGAAGTATCCATCACTTGATCAGTTTATTAAGAGTAACTTTGATCTTTCTGCTGATAATACAATGGATCAATCATTTGATTTGATCTCATCTTGTATTGATAAAATTTATACAGAAGATGAGGTATGGTCTACTTCTGATGTAACTAAAAAAGAATTGGTTGAGTTTTTGGACCAAATGAATTCCTCACAGTTCAAAGAGATTGAAAAGTTCTTTGAGACGATGCCTAAACTATCTCATAAAATTAAAATTAAAAATCCAGTGACTGAAGTTGAAAGTGAAGTGACGTTAGAGGGTCTCTCAAGTTTTTTCGAATAGGAATGAGTCATATGGACCTGGAGAGTTACTTCAGGTTAAATTTTTCTTTGATGCAGTATCATAAATATTCATTAACAGAGATTGAAAATATGATGCCTTGGGAAAGGGACATTTATGTGATTTTGTTGAAACAGCATCTGGAAGAAGAAGAACTCAAACACCAGCAACAACAGCGATAAATGAGATCAGTATCCGAAAAAATCGATGAAAGAATTTTAAGGCTACTGGGTCTTGAGGATGTTTTCGACATCGATTATGATACTTATCTAACCCTCCTTAAAGAAGCAATTGTTGCTGGTTCAAAAAAGTTACCTCAAGAGGAACTTGCACTACTTGCAAACGAAAGAAAAAGAATTCGTGGAAAGAAAGGTAGATTTAGTCCAAAGAAAGAAAAGATAACTGCAAGTAAAGTAGCAACAACAAAATTACTCAAAGGAACTAAAAAGACACTATCAATTGCTCCTTCATCTACAACTTCTTTAGTGGAAAGTGGTGGTTTTGATGGGATTAAAAAAACATTAGATTCTATTCTTAAAACTTTAGGATCCAAGTTTAAGTTCGATCAAAAACAAGCAGACGAAGATAGAAAAGAAAAAGAAACAGAAAAAAGAGGAAAAAGAGAATCAACATTAGAAGGATTTAAAAAAGGTGTTGCTGGAATTGTATCGACAACTAAAAAGATGTTGTCTCCATTTCAAGCAATCATTGATCGTATCTGGAGGTTTGTATTCTTCACATTACTTGGTAGAGCATTTACCAAGTTCATGGATTGGATGAGTGATAAGGAGAATCAAAATAAATTTAATTCATTTATAGAATTTTTAACAGACCATTGGCCCGCTCTTGCAGGACTTTACATTTTATTTGGAACTGGTTTTGGAAAATTAGTTCGTGGATTATTGAAAGGTGTAACGAGAATGATTGTTGCACTTGCAATGAGCATTCCAAAAATATTTGGATTCATTCGTAAAAATAAAAAACTTTCTTTCTTAGCATTTGCCGCAGCACCTTTAGTTAGCAGAGAAATTGGAAATTTATTTACCGATAAACCCTCTCCAGAAGCAGGATTAATACCATCATCAAATCCAGAATTAGATCAAGCAAAACAATCTACTGATCAAGCAGCAAACACTAAAGTTCCAACACTCAATCTTGGTGGAATGATCCCTTCTTTCAAAATGGGTGGAGTGACTCCTTTTGGTGGAATGGGAGGAATGGATTTTTATGGTGGTGTTCCAATTTCCGGTGCTGGTCAAGATAATACTCTGATTGCTGCAAAAACTGGTGAAGCAATTTTAACAGAAAGAGATCAACAAGATATTGGTCAAAGATATATTGATAGAACTACTGGACAACCTTTAAACATTCCTCAGTATCTTGCAGGAAGAAAACCAGGATCTGTTGCTATGAGTAATTTAAGATTTCCTGGATTTGGTGGTGGATTTTCAAGTGGTGGAATGATTTCAAAGTTTAAGGATGGGGGTATTGTTGGTGGATCTCTCAAAAGACAATCAACAGATCTAACAAAGTCTGCATCATCTTTAATGAAAGAAAATTGGAGTTATGCATCTAGGGGTGGAGATGCAAAAAATGGATGTGCTCCTGCAATTAATGAAGTCTATAAAAGAGCGGGAATATCTGTACCTTGGGGTTCAGTTATGAGACCAAATTATGTACCAGATATTCAATCATTTTTATCTAAAAAGTTTTTAATGGTTTCAGAAAAACAAAGAAAACCAGGTGATATTGTAATATGGAAAGATACGGGAGATCCACCTGGTAGTGGAAAAGAACCATATGGTCATATTGGTATAGTGATGCCAGATGGTAGAATTGCAAACAATTCAACATCTAAAGGAACTTTTAGTAATTTAAATACTCCAGAACAAGCTAGATCCTGGTGGCCTAATACTCAAAGTTTAATATATTATAGGCACCCACAAGTTAATCAATCACCAACAAAACCAAATTCAAAACCAAATTCAAAACCAAATTTAAAACCTGGTGTAGTTGGTGGTTTATTTACAAATCTTCTTGGTGGTTTATCAATCAATAAAAAACAAGGTGGAGGACTGGTTAATTCTAATACTGGTATGGATATTAGTGGAACTGCAGATACTCAATTAACTGGACTTCAACGTGGAGAATATGTACTTCCCGTAGATACAGTGTCTCGTCTTGGGGGACCATCATTAATTGATCGTTTGGTCGCAATGACCGACAGCAATTCTACTCCATTTAAACAAGGTGCTTTAAATAGGCCTCAAATCACTCCTTACAGTTCTTCTGGATCAGGATCTGGTGGTATGATTACTCTTCCGCCAATTACACAGTCTACAGGAGGATCAAGAGCAAGATCAGCAGGTCTTGGTGGTGGATCAGAAGTTCCTGAGTTCTCTGCAACTGCTCCAAATAATGATAGAGCAATGAATGCAAGTATCTATGGGTTGGTGGGATAAGTAAATGGCGAAAATCATAAATCCTTCAAAACTACTAGCATCATCAAAGTCTTCAGCAATTACAAAGATTGGAAAGTCTAATATTCTTGCAAAGACTTCTCCACTCTCAAAGGGTTTATTAGCAACAAGACAATCTAAAGATGCGAGCGATGCAAATAATAAGTTAGTTAATATAGATAAATTTTTAAAATCAGATCTTATAGTTTCCCAAAAAAAAGCAGAGGTGAAAAGAAAGGGTAAAGAAAAACAAGACTTTGATGAAGCAGAAAAGAAATTAGAAACTCCAAAATTAAAAGGATTTAAACTTCCATCACTTGGATTACCTTCTTTAGGATTTTTTGATCGTGTAAAAAGATTTCTTTTCTTTACTGCACTTGGATGGTTGCTTCCAAAAATTATAGAGTTTCTACCAAAACTTGAAGGGTTTGCAAAAATTGTAGGTGGAATCTATCAGTTTGCTGAAGGATTATTTGGTAGTCTTTTTAATGGTTTCATGAGTTTGGTGAAGTTTGGTGGAGACTTAAAAGATAAAACACTTGGATTTATAGCATCAGCAAAAGCAGGAGTTGGTGGAAACTATCAAAAGGAGTTTGATAAGTTAGAAAAGCAGTTCAATACTTTTGTAAATGCTTCTATTATTGCTGGACTTGTTGGACTTGATATAGGTCTTGCTGCTGTTGATGAATTTAAAAAACAGAGGAAAGGGCAAAAACCTGCTGCGGGAAAACCTGCAGCAAAAGTAACACAAGGAAGAGGTGGAAAAAAACCGGGCGGAAAACCAAAAGTAACTACTGGTAAAGGTGGTAAGGTTCCTGGATGGTGGAATAATATTTTTAAAGGTCCTTTTGCAAAACTCAAAGGTCCTTTAAGTAAGTTTGCAGGTGCTGCAGTTCCTGGACTTGGTGCTGCTGTTGGTACTGCTGACGCTTTTGCAAGATTTAAATCTGGAGATAAAATTGGAGGAACACTTGCTTCCATTTCAGCAACTCTTGATGGATTAGCAGCAGGGTCTGCAATTCTTGCATTAACAGGAGTTGGTGCTGCTGTTCCAGCTGCATTTGGTTTGGTAAGTATGGGTATTGATGTTGTTCTTTTAATTCGTGATATTATTAAAGCATTTTTTCCATATGTTCCAATGTTCTCTCGTGGAGGAAAAGTTGTTAAAAGATATCAAGGTGGTGGAACTACAAGAGGTGGAAGACCAGTAGGAGGACCAAAAAGAAGAACGATTACTCCAACAAGAAGAAAACCACCAAGAGTTACAATACCAAAAACACAACCAGGTAAGGATGTTGGTGGTGAAAAGAAAGTTAAAGAGTTCTATGCTAAACCAGAAGATCCTAGTAAGAAATATACAAGACCTGCTGGTGGTTGGTTGGCTAACCTAGGAAAAGAAAAGAAAGATTTAAGTGCATTTGATACACTGAAAAAAATGTCGGGCACATTAAAGTCTGACGAAACTCTTGCAAAAGGAATTCTTGGTGTAATGAGTTCTGGTATTGATATGGCTCTGGGTCAAAAACCAGACAAAAAAGTCTTTAAGGCTTTCTTTGATAGTATTGGATATATTGCAGATACTCTTGCAAATCAAAGAACAAGTAAGAGTATGAGTTCTTTAAGATCTCAAATTGGAGCATTTGCTGAAGGTGGTACAATTCCTTCAAGAGGATTAAGAGGAACTTATGGTGATGTAAATACTGGAGATATGCTTGCAAAACTTATTGGTCCTACTATAGATCAAAGAGTAAATGAAGCAATTCAAAGTATTGAAAAGCAACTTCAAATGAAGAGTGGTGGTGAAAGACCTGGGAGTGGAGGTGGCGGAGGAGGAGGTGCTGATGGTGGTGGAGGCTCTATTACATCCATTTCTATGTCTGGACTAGCTCCAGAAGATGTTGATGCATTAGGTAGAATGATTCAAGCAGAATCTGGAAATCAAAGTGGTTTAGGTAAAGCAGCTGTTCTTTCTGTAATCTTGAATAGATATAGATTAATTAAATCTGGAACAGCTTCTCCTGGTCAATTTGGTATTAGGGGAAAAAACAAAGATCAGGTTACAATTAGAGATATTCTTTTTGCGCCCAGTCAATTTTCTCCTTATGCAGATGGTAACTTTAACAGAACTAGTTCTGTTTCTGGAAGATCTGCATTATCTTCTGCAATTAAAGATGGTGGAAATGATCCAGAAAAATTTAAGGAAAACTTGATTAAATCTGGTTTGAATGAAAGAGATGCTGATTATGTAGTTCGTTCAGTGTTTTTTTCAAATAGGAGCACTAGAACAAGTCAACCTGGAAGAACTAGAGAAGTTGCAGTTGGAGACCATGTATTTCAGCAATCTACTGATGTTAAGTTGACTGGAACTATTGGAAAAGTAGATGCGGAGATTTCTGAAGAAACCGGTGGCGAAATAGGGAATAAAATTTTTCAAGCAGCTAAAAATCTAAAAGGATTAGACACAAGTTCTGGTCCTGGAGGTGGAAATGTTTCTTGTGTTTGGGTTGTAAATAAAGTTTTTTCTAAAGCAGGAGTTTCTACTCCTTGGGGAAGTGCCCAATCTACAGATCAGGTAATCTATGGATTAGATAGAAAGGGATGGAAAAGAGTTTCTACTGGAGATGCAAAACCTGGAGATGTTTGGGTCTATGATGCAAATGATGGCCTTCGAGGCCACGTTGGAGTTATGATGGATAATGGAAGAGTGCTATCAAATTCTAGTAGTAGAGCAAGATTTTCTTGGGAAGCAACACCCGATCAATTATTGCAATCTTATCCAGCTAGTGGGATGACTCCCCCCGGCGGAGCATTTTATAGAGCTCCAACTGCACCTAAACCAACAGAAGCAGTACAACCAAAATCAAGTACAGGAAGATTAACGCTTGAGCAGGCAAGAGACCTAGAAAGACGTTCAGTAAATTTAAAACTTGGAGATAAACCAATTACAGTTCCTGGTATTGGTAGCATTCAAATGGGCAAAGATTTTTTTGGAAATTCTAAAAAGAAATATTATAATAAAGATGGTACAGAGATAACACAACAACAATTTAATGATTTGATGAAAAAATATAAACTTCCAGAGGGATCTCAAATTGGATCAACTCCAACACAACCAGATATATCAAGGAAAAATATGCAAGGAGGTGGTCTCATTGGACCATCAAAACCAAATAGAGCAATTCCAAACTCCTTTGCTTCTTATGAAACTCCCGGAGGTGGAATGATGATCGCTATTCAACCTATGATTATTGAAAGACAAGTTCCGGTTTCTGGTGGTGGAAATAAAATGATTGCATTCCCAGTTCCAGTTGCTGTAAATAGTAATATGGATTTAAGTTTAAGTAGAGGATAAAAAATGCCCGCGAATATTGCAGCACAAGGTGGTCAGTCACAAGTTAATTTATTTGAGATTGAATCAAACTATGGAAGACCAAAGTTAGACTTGGCGGGTGGTATTATAGAACTAAACTATTATGAAAGTATTCTTGATAATAGTATAAGGGCATCTGCAACTTTTGCTGATACTGGATATAGAAAAGATGAAGGTTCTGCAGTTGTAGAAGAACAAGGAATTAAACTTACAACTGGTGAAAAAATTAATCTCAAAATTACTGATGGATATGATACAACTTTATCTTTTCTTGGAGAAAAGCATTTAGTTCTAAAAGTACCAACGCAAACTGCAGGAACAACTAATAAAATTACTTTTGACTTAGATCTTTTTACAGCAGAGGCAGTGAACAATGAGTTGGTTCCTTTTAGAGTGATTAAAAGATATGATGGTAAAATATCAGACACTATTGAAAAGATACTAACAGAAACATTAAAAACAACAAAGAAACTTGATATTGATACGACTTTAAATTCTTTAAGTGTTTTACCAACAACAACCAAACCTTTTTACCAATGTACTTGGTTAGGACCAAGATCAGTTCCCGACGTTCAAGATTCAAAAGGAAAACTTGCAGGATTTCTTTTTTATGAAACTTATGATGGTTATAAGTTTAAATCAATTGATAAATTATTCGAACAAAAACCAAAGAAAAAACTTATCTTTAATAATCTAATTGATCTTCCACCAACTTATGATGCAAAGATCCTACAATACTCTTTTGTAAGTTCTCTTGATTTAAAAAATATTCTTCAAACTGGTTCTCAATCAAAAACTAAATTAAAAGGAATGAATACTTATGAGAGTGCATATCGTGAGAATCAATTTGATTCTAAAGAGCAATTTAAAGTAACTAATAATGGCGGAAAGGAACAACCAGTAATTGGAAAATTCTTAAATATTCAAGAGCAAGAAGCAAGAATATCTTATAAACTTGATGATCAAGGATTTCTTGTTCCGGGCAAAACATTATTAGATCAACTTCCAAAATCAACTTATGTAAACTATAATAATGATGAGATTTTGAGGCAGTCTTATATGAGATATAATAATCTCTTTTCAACTAAACTTTCGATTGCAATTCCTGGAGATTTTAGTCTTCGTGCAGGAGATTTAGTTCATTGCGACTTTCCTGAGATTACAAGTAATACAACAAAACTTGTAAGTGAGAAAGTAAGTGGTATATATATGATATCGGATGTGTGTCATCGTATAACAAAAAATAGTTGTTATACAAGACTCAATTTAGTGAGAGATTCAATCGGAAGAAAATCGTCCTAAAATGGAAAAGTCACTTCAGCAGCACATTAATAATGATCGAGATGAATTAGACAACCCTAATACAAATGGGCAACGTCGTCGTCATTTGGAAAATGAATTAGATTCTCTTGAAAAATATCAGATCAATCACCCAGATGATGATCAT